ATTAGGTTCAAAGATAAAGAATTTCAATGTCTCTCGCGTTCTTTTCTCTAAGTCAAGGAAACACCTACGAACGTTAACTCTATCAAATGCCGTTGGTTTCCGTTGTAGTGTTTTCTGACCAAATACAACAATACCTTCTGCAGGAAATTGAGTGACAGGGTTAATTGCGATTCTATATAATTGGTCTCTTTGACGTTGAGTCGGACTAACAGCAATGTCATTTACACCTGTAACAACACCTCTGTTAAAACCAGCTGGGGCATACCATGGTGCAAAGTTTGCATCATTGTTAGCATAAATCTTAGCAGCAACACCAGAGAATGGAATCCATGTCTGTGTATTGCTTGTCCCGTCATATACCTTAGCCCAGTTACCATATGTGGTAGCAAAATTACTGTTAGCTGCACCGAATTGATGTCTCAATGGCCAGTAAACATGCTTACTAAAGTTTTTATCTTTATCATCTAACACTTTACCATTCGTACCTTGTACAACTAATGGCTTAAGTACATCAGCAATAAAAATATGATCTTTTCTTGTTGATCTAGCAAATACTTCAAACTTGTTAAATATTGTCCGGTAATTATCTCTTAAAGTTGCTTCAGTCGGATCGGTCATATTATCGTTAGTAGTATAGAAACCGGTATCGGATATTGTTACATATTCTGTATCAACATATGAGCCATTTGTTTGAGTGGTTCCGATAGCAAATACTGTACCTAAACCAGCTTCAATAGAAACATCAATTGGTAATAAATCGACATTACTTGCAACATTAAATATTCTATCTAATTTATAAGGAATACTTCCGATATTTTTAGTTTGGTTATTATTTACATCAGTAAATACACCTAAGCTAACTAGTGCGGGTGCCTCAGAAAATCCAAGAGTAGAGCTATTGTGTAACGTTTTTTCCATAACAGCAGCATTGACGTTAGATGTTTTCACCGACCGTACAAATTTAGTTGGTGCATCACCTACAGACGCGGTCCAATCTCCGGGGTGTGTACTTATATATGGATTTACTAAAATTTGAATATTAGGAGAACCTGGTGCGGCATCGCCTAAGAAGAACGATTTTCTATCACCACCATCCTCGTTTTGTATTTTTCTAAAGGAGTTTAATGAACCAGCATATCCTTCTGCGAGGAACTGAGACAATTGTAAGTCTGTATTTGAGAACGGTGTAATACGTACTTTAAATAAACCAAGTGAAATAGTATCAATAAATTGACCACCGTCTAAGTCAAATTTAGAAACAGTTTCGAGAGATTTGCTAACACTACTCTTTTCAGATGCCGCGGTTGAAGTTAAATTAAAATCATATCTTGAAGTAGGTATTGTAGCAAACCCTGATGGGCTTGTATTCGCGGCGCTCGCTGTAACTGTTTTAACGCTGTTAATTACATCATAGTCTGATGAAGGTGATAAGTTACTATTATCAGTAATAGCGGCATAATACCCTTCAAAATTATTGTTAGTAGAAATTTTAGATTTATTAAGAACAATTATTCCAGCTGTACCAAATGTACCACTATTATGTGTTGTTGTACCTGGAGTATTAGACCATGTAAAGTTTTCTTTAGATGCAGATAAATATTGTGCTCTTGTTAATTCAACTTGCGTAGGATTACCAATAATATAATATCTAGAAGCAGATAAATCTGATGTACTTGTTTTGGCGGCGGATAACCCGACACCTGTAATAAACGTATCAGCGGAGATTGTAGATAATGTTGTTGCATGTGCCGATACTGTCGCGATTCCTGTTGTACCGGAATAATTAGCGTCAGTGGCAGATAGAGATGTGTATTTTACTGACCCATTAGAGTCTTGAGTTACAATCTCAACGCTGAGATTCATGTTGACTCCTGTACCAGCGTTCCCGGCGCCCATCATACCTGTAGAAGATTGGAAATCAAATTTAATTGTGTTATTGTTAAGTGCAGTAATAGGAGAAACCTGAGCAGTCCGGACAGGATAAACTAAAGCACTATACTTTTCAGTAGATGTACCATCAGATGCACCGTATGGTAATCGTGAGACTAAGACATTTGCATCGCTCTGAAATACTTGCTTAGTGGAATGATAAAAATATCTCTCTGCAGCATTTGTGGGTTTTCCGTAGATTTCCTCAAAGTCTGAGAAGGTACCGACGTTAAAAATTTCATCCGTTGGTCCTTGATTAGAGAATCCTGCGATGAATACACTTGTTCCCACGGCAGCTGCTGGCCTTTGGGTCATGTCAATTTCTCTTATTTCCACTCCTGGTGATTGAATCGTTCTTCTACTCATAGTTAACCTTTACAATTATTTATTGATTTCCAGCTTAATAAAGTAGTTGATTTGTTAAAATAGGCATTATAATATAAATATATGAAGGGAATAATCTTAGCTGGTGGGAACGGCTCTCGAGTATATCCATCGACAAAGACTGTATCAAAGCAGTTATTACCAGTTTATGACAAGCCTACGATATATTATCCGCTAACTACTTTAATTAAACTTGGGATTACTGATGTAATGATTATTACAAACGCTCAAGCGCATCCTCATTTGTTACACTTGTTTAATCAAACAGATAAAAAGCGACCATATCTAGGGCTTGATCTTACATTTAGAGTACAAATTTCTCCAGCTGGTATTGCTGAGGCGCTAATTATTGCTGAAGGATGGCAGGGAGAGGATGATGTTTGTCTAATTTTAGGGGATAATATTTTTACAGGAATTGAAAAACCTGATATTAAATTTGGTGCTGGAGTTGTTAGTTACAGGGTGTCAAACCCGTCGGATTACGGTGTCATTGATGTAGATTCTAATGGAAAAATTATTTCTCTGGAAGAAAAACCGGATATTCCGATGAGTTATAACGCTGTAACTGGTATTTATTTTTATGATGATACAGCGGGTAAGAGAGCTAGATCTTTAGAGCCATCTGCAAGAGGAGAATTAGAAATTACTGATCTTAATAAAAATTATTTAGCTAGTGACGATCTACAGCACTATAGTTTAGATAGTAATTATGCATGGTTTGATACTGGTAATCCAGATGAGATGTTCGCGGCGTCGATGTATGTCAAGTCTATTCAAGATAGAACCAATTCAATGATTGGTTGTATAGAGGGAGAATCTTGGAAGCAAGGAAATATTACAGAAGAGCAGTTTAAAAAGATTGTTAAAAAAATGCCTGACTGTTCCTATAAGACTAGTGTCGCTATGAGTTACTTTTTTGGTTAAGTAATAATAATGAAATGGTTTCCAGGGAATGATCTTAAGTATACAGTTATTATAGGTGTAATAATATTATCTATAATTATACTTTCAAAGTCGTGTGAATATTATGCGAAATTTTCCTCTTAGAGTAATTTTGCTTCTAATCGTGTAAATTCAAAAGTCGCCTGTGCAACGATTTCTGCCTCACTATTATAATCCCAATTTATTTCAGATAGGGTAGTTGGAAATGCTCCAATATAATCCCATTGTATTTTTTTATTATTGTATTCATCGAGACCAAACACTGTTAAGTTAGAGGAATAGACTGGAAGTACTTGTCCTGGTTTTGAATATTTTATAATTTCATCTGCATTGACGGTTCCTGTTTTAACATCGTTTATTACATCCAACCACTTATATATAGCCCAATAATTTTTATATTCGTTGTCAATGTTAAATTTTAAATTTAGAGAACTATAAGCTGGTCGTGCATGTGTACTTACTTTTATTGTTTGAGCTCCATATGGAAGTGTTTGTTCTGGTACACTAATATTAGGAGTAACTGTTCCTGCGATACTAATTTCTAAACTGTTCGCATCAATACGGTTATTATTTCTATTAATATTATCTTTAATTTCTTTTATACCTTCTGGTAAATTTAAAACTAAGATAAATTTATCTTGTCTATTTTTATTCAGTGGTGCTTGGTTCATACTCTAACATATCCTTCTGCTTCTAATTTATCCATATCACTTAATTCACCGTCTCCAAAAATATTTATGTCCTCAAAGTAAACTGGGTTAGGTTTCCAGGTATCATCTATATTTTGCATTTTATAGTCTTGAAGGAAATTACTAAATTTTTGATCTATATAATCTCCTAATTCTAATTTTGCCGGGCGTTGATTGTCGTCTATTTCTGTTACATTGTAATATCTTTGTACTATACTATTTTCTAAAATTAATAATGCCCATGTTAAAGACATAACTCTATCATCATGGTCATACCCAGGTTGCGCAGCCCATGATCCATTAGGATATCTTACAAAATTCTTAAGCTCTTCAACTGCAAGTTTAGATTTTAATTTAACACATTTAAGCTCATTTACCCAGTACCTCATATTAGTAACACCTTTATATTTGGTATTTGTATGAGCGTATATTCCTAATCTATCATATTTAATTTGACCTATTTTAGGAGAATAATTTACAACATTTCTATAATTGTATTGGTGATATAAATTATCGACAACTTGGCTGCCGCAATTATTTCTTTCTATACAAACAGGAGGTGTACCCCAGTGATAACAAATGTCTCTAACTTTAGTTGTAAATTCAAAAGGGTTAATCTCATTGCTGGCATATTCTGCCACTTGAGTAATATTTTGTAAGTCAGTAATATCTAATACTTGTATAGCGCTAAAGTTTTGTTGTACACCTTCTGCGACATCTACCCCTATTGTATATAAGTGTTCTTTATTTGGTTCTTCCCAAACACTATAACAACCATCTTCAAATAAATGTTCTGGGTCTTTTGTTTCGCTAGTGAGCTTTGCATAAAACTCCTCATCAATAAAAGAGTCTCCAGTATCGAGAAACTTACATTCAAACTCTTGCGCAAAGGCTTCCATACTACCTATCGAACGAATAGTCTCTTGCTTCCACTGTTCGTCTCTTCCTGGAATTTCATCCCATAATATTTTTTCTGCGTGCCAGTTGCTCTTTCCGCTTACAGCATCAGTATAAAGATTAAAAAATAAATTATTACTACCATTAGGAGTTGAGGCGACAAATATTTTAGATTTTTTGGAACTTGAAATAATTGGATAAACTGATTTCCAAAAACTATCAACTAAATTATTTGGAATAAAAGCAAGCTCATCTAGAATTAATACATTAACAGATTCACCACGACCAGCATCTGAACTTGTAGTACTAATACCAATACTACTTCCATTTGCTAATTTCATAGAAGTTTTACCATACTCTAATACACCTGGTTTAAGAAAATTAGGTAAATTTTCATATGCTAATCTAACTCTAGAAAAAATACTAATAGCAGTTTGTTCTTTATTAGCAACGATTAATATACGCTGATCGTCTTGAAAGCATGCTATCCAAAGAGCATAAATTGTCATCATTGTGGTCTTACCAGTTTGTCTTGAAGCAAGACAGGATACAAATCTATTGTCTCTTAAAGCACGTAACACTCTCTTTTGACAAGGATATAAAGCTATTTTTGTTTTACCAACATCTAGGTTAACAATGTGAAAGTAATTCTCAGCAAAATGAAGAATATTCATTTTTGCCTTCTTAAGATCCTTGACCATTTCCGGAGTCCATTCAAACTCCATATTTGCGTTAGGTAAGTTTTTATTACCTAAATAAAATTTATCCTCTTTTTTTTGCCTGGGCACTATAAATATTTACATGAACAGCAAA